GTGCTGCCTTTTCCACAAATTCACGAACAGAATACTGTTCTCCTGTAGCAATGACATAATCATCTGGTTCATCTTGTTGGAGCATCAACCACATAGCCTCCACAAAGTCTTTAGCGTGTCCCCAATCTCTTTTTGCATTCAAATTGCCAAGGTATAAACAGTCTTGCAATCCAACAGAAATTTTAGAGAGTGCTCTGGTTATTTTACGAGTCACAAAAGTTTCACCTCTTCTTGGAGATTCATGATTGAATAAAATTCCAGTGCAAGCATACATCCCATAAGATTCCCTATAATTTTTGGTTATCCAATAACCATAAACTTTGGCACATCCATATGGAGACCTAGGGTAAAATGGAGTTGTTTCTTTTTGCGGTATTTCTTGAACTAAACCATACATTTCAGATGTAGAAGCTTGATAGATTCTAACATTATTTTGCATGTCTAAAGTTTTTACTGCATCTAGAATTCTAAGAGTACCCAAAGCGTCAACTTGTCCAGTATATTCAGGAACATCAAAAGAAACTTTTACATGACTTTGTGCCCCAAGATTATAAATTTCATCTGGACATATGTTTTTTATTAGTGAAATTAAACTCAAAGAATCAGTTAAATCGCCATAGTGTAAGGAAATTTTATTAAAAATATGGTCAATTCTATCCGTATTAATAGAAGATGAGCGTCTAACTATTCCGTGAACTTCATACCCTTTCTCCAAAAGGAGTTCGGCAAGATATGACCCATCTTGACCAGTAATACCAGTAATTAAAGCTTTTTTCATACACAAACTGATTTTATTTAATTATACAAAAAAATAAGGGTCGTGTAAACCCTTATTTTATATCCCTTGGCTCCACCACCTAATTTACAAACAAATTAGGAAAGACTAATTGAATTAATTTTGGTATTTCAATTGCAGCATAGAAACCACATAATAATAAAATATCCCAAAACTTGTATTTTATTGCAAAAGGAACAACAAAAACATTTCCAATACACTTAACAAATAATCCAATTTTCATATCTCCCCATAGCAAGAAAAAATATCCTGATAAAAGAAGAATATTGCCAATGTATCTCATTATATTGGACTTAGACATATGGGATTGCTCCGACCAGTATTTTTATAGTCTCTCCATGACTTAACTACTTGGATGATTCATTGTGAACTATCATTATACCAATGATTGGAACAACTGTCAACAAATAGCAAAGGATGAATAGAAATAGATTATTATTCAGCAATTTGCCAGGAATTTCAAGCATCTTTGCCTCCAAGAAATTTAGCAAGAGGGTCTCTTCTGGTTTTAACTATCTCAACTGCTCTTTTATAGAACATGTTATCTGTATTTCCAGAAGCCTCGAAAGTTTCTTTAATACGGACCCAATTATTATAGGTATGTTGGTCCATAATTGTATTTAATTACATACTACTAGTTAGGATAGTACCCAATTCAATTTTGTCAAGTTTGTGTTGATACAAAAACACAGATTAAATCATTATAAAATTTTTAATATTAATTTACATTATTAAAATATTTTTTTATCATATCTAACATATAATCAATATCTTTACTTTCCCCCGTATTTTCATTAATTCCAACATTTTTAATATATTCATTTAATCCCAAAGAAATTAATTCAACATCTTCTTTGGTAATTCTAGATGGTTGTGTATTCATTTTACATCAAATTCAAGTCTTTTAACTTTTCTAGTTCTTCTTGATTCCTGATATGCAAGTTCTTCTGGAGTAAAATAAGAGGAATTAAACTTCTTTTTCACATTTGCATTGCTTATTAACTCAACTAAACTCAAGTCTAGTGCAGTAATTTTATCTTCCTTTATAGTTGTAAGATTATCACAACCACAGCATTTAGTTTTTGATGAGTGGGATTCTAATACCACATTACAATTTTTACATCTTATTTTTAACATTTTTCCACATAATATTTAATTTATTTATTAATGGCGGGTGAGGGAATTGAACCCCCTCCTAGAGCATATGAAACTCTCGTGCAACCTTTACACTCACCCACATAAAAGGGGGAAATCCCCCCATAAGTATCAAAAACTATATTTGACACCTAGTTTGAAATTAGAAGTCAGGTTCTCAACCTCACCGCCAGTTAGTGCCCAATATTCACCATAAACATTAAGTTTTTCAGTGACATCTACGCCAGCACCAATTTTACCAGAGAGTTGAACATCAGTATCTCCTCCATCAGGAGTGACCAATGCTGGTCCAATTTGACCATAATATGAGATGTTCCCAGAAGATCCCTCATATCCTGCGTGAGCTTCAGTAATAGTTCCAGCATAACTAGAGCCAGAAAGTGCTGCGTTTGCTTCGACGTTTACAAAAGGTCCCGCAAAAGCAGGACCAGCAATCACAGAAGCAGCAGCAAAGATGATTGGATATTTCATAATCAGAACTTAAAGGTAGTTTGGATTACACCGCCCCAGTTGGAGGAATTGTCCACCAGACGTTGATTATCGCTAGCGTAGAAGATAGCGGGAGTAATGCTGATATTATCAGACACTTGATACTTGTAGAAGAATTCAAGCATCGTTGCTTTCTCAAGGTCTTCACCAGTAGGTGCTTGACCAACGGCAATACCAGCAGAGTTGCCACCAACAAATACATCGTCCCACTGAAGACCAGCAAACCAGGATTGACTATTGGTAGCAGCACTTTCAGTACCACTTACAGTGTTCCAACCATAACCTGCGGAGACAGAAGGAACAATACCAGACTTGGTTGGTTGCCAGTATGCGTTCAGAGCATAACCATTGGAGGTTTGACCAGGAACCAGAGTACCAGAAGCACCATCAAGACCATTATAAGTACGAACACGAGTTCCTTCTGTGCCATAACGATAACCGAAAGCAGCACCCCAGTTATCACCACGATAACCAACTTGTGCCAGAGTATTCAGAGAACCAGACTCATCAAATTCACCAGTTGAACTATCAGCACCATTTTGCGCCACATAGTTCACACCAGCAACAAGACCTTTCTTACCATACTGAGCACCGAAACCAGCACCAGTTGCCTTATTATAGACACCAGGAGTACCAGCAACAGCAAAGAAGTCAAGAATACCAGACTTATATGCAGAAGGCATCCAAGCCATTTCAGTGTTACGAACCAGAGCACCTGCAGTCAGAGTTGCTTTGTTGTTGAAAGCAGGGAATGAATAGTACAGACGGTCGATAACTACATTGTTGCCGACTTCGCTGGAAGTGTTGTCTGCTTTATCCAGTTTGAACAGTGAAGAACTGGAACCGAAAGGATTGCTGCTGAAGTTAGCAGAACGCAGGCGAGTACGAAGTAAATCCTTACCAGTGAATGAAGTATCAAGACTCAAACGCAGGTCATAGTTGAATGCGGTATGAGTGATATCTCCACCTTTGGTTTGGTACTCATCTACATTACCCAGAACGAATGATGCTTCACCACGCAGTTTGGTGGTAGTGGAGAACTGTTGTGCTTCAAGTTCTCCCACCTGTGCTTCAAGACCATCCACACGTCCCTTGAGAACTGCAAGTTCTACAGCAAACTCATTAGAAAGACGCTTGAGTTCATCGGTAACTTCAGTTACGCGGTCAAGGCAAGCATTAAGAAGAGCCGCTGCCTCATAACGAGTCATTGCCTTGCCACCACCAAAGGTGCCATTAGGATATCCAGCAACACAACCATAACGCTCTACAAGGTTGCTAAGTGCCTGGTATGCCCAATCGGTAGGTTGAACATCAGACAGTTGATTGATGCTTGTGACCTGTTCCGAAGTAGCGTACTGGTTGACTGCTGCCATATTGAGGTCTGCGGCATTCGCAGCAACAGGAGCAACCATTCCGATAGCAACAGGTGCAAGAATCAGTTGTTTCAGTTTCATAAAAATTTTAATTCTAAACGACAATATTAAGAATTCTAACAAAAGAATCCTCGTTATTTAGTCAATCTTAAGTTATTCTTAAGACTTCAATGAATCTTAAACCACCTTGTGTGTTTTGTCAATTAAGGATTGGTTAAGAAAGCGGATAACGGGATTCGAACCCGTGACTACAACTTGGAAGGATGGTATGTTACCACTACACTATATCCGCATAAGCAGGGGAGTCCAACTCCCCCTATTCAGTTTTTTACACTTCTACCGTAATCAGTTTATTAGCATACTGATAAGCATATTGTGTACGGGCACCATGAATGCCCCAACCAATCCAACTATACGCATAGTTCATATAGCGGTCAATAGACTTACCAGGAGTTTTCATACGGTCTACTATACGTTGCCACTGAACTTCAGTTGTTAGATAACGAAGTTGCGTTTGAAGTGTTGAAGGATTTCCTTCATACTTTCTAGCAAAAGCACCCAATCCATGATAACGATTGGCAGATGTCCATTGAATCAACCCATAACCTCCCCAACGGCAGGAATGGTAATTAATTCTACTACCACCTTCGCAAATATTAGCATGGAAATTACTTTCCTGTTTTATATTGCCCATGATGGTAGCAAGGGCGTTTCTGTCTTTAATACCATAATCCTGGAGAAATGCCAGGGTGGCATTTTCATTCTCATTACACCCTTTACAAATTAGCCTTTTTTCTTTTGGCTTAGGTAGTGCAACCTCGCGGATTGCTGTCTTCTTTTCATCTACAAGTTTCAAGTCTTTAATTTCTGTAAAAGATACCTTTTGTTCCACTGGTGGAGGAGGTCCTTGCATTTTGTAGCTGATGAATGGCAGTGATGCCGTACTGGTTGTAACCGTTGCCAGAAGGGGCAGGGCTACTGTAAAGATAGATTGCATTAATTTTAATTGAACTCTACATCCGTATAGAAAGGGGGTACACCCTTCTCTCAAAGGGCACTTTCCACGGCTCTAAATCACACTCAAATTCTAATAATATAAAAACCTACTCATAATAGGAATCCAAAATTGGATTTTTTCATAATATCAGATTATTTAGAATTCGTCAAAAATCCAAAAAATAACCACTGATATATTCTAAAGACAACACTTCTAGATTCTCTTTTTGAATAACCCAATCTCGAATCTCACTATAAACACTCTCGGCATCTTTAATTCGACCCTCATCACACAATTCGTGCATACGTTTGTTATGGTCCTAAATTTGTGTATTGCAGACTTTTTTTTACTTTAAGGTCATTCATTAAAATAATCCTTCCGATAATATCTTCCTAGGACATTTGAATTATAATACGCAGGTTCTCCAGTGTCAAGGGACTCTATCAGAACATTATTCATAAACAATTGCCTAGTTTCTTCATAATTTACTTTACCAAGAGTCTTATGAAGAGATATAATTTCCCTATCAAAGTTTTCTTTACCATATTTTTTAATATCTTCTTTCAACTCAGGACAAGAACCATAATACTTTTTCCAATCAGATTCTTGCTTTACCTTTCTTGTCTTCCCTTTTGGTTTTCTAAACGACCAAAAATACTTTCTGCCAATGTATTTTCTTTTGTTGGACTTATTGGTAATGAGATAAACAAAACCAAAGTGGTCCAAAATATCATCAGAGTCAAAAATTTTCCCACAGTGCCTCCAAGGATTTTCATAGCTCATAATTAAATCTTATTCTTTGAGCTATTTAGAACCTAGAATTTTCTTGAAACTCCACAGAGTCATTTTAGACATAAAAAAACACCCCCGTCAAGAGGGTGTAAAATTATGTGAAATGTATCACTCTGCACTTTCTAGAATTTGACTTAACCATACTTCACTCATATTTTCAATGATTACATTTGCATCATTGAGAGTTTCAGCAAAGTTGTTCTCAAGGAGGTATGATGCTACAATCTCGTAAACTTCACCCAACTGCTTTTTCTCTTTTGGAGTTAGAGTTCCAGCAGACATTGCTTTCTGTCTTGATGTTTGTAGGTCTTTATCACCACCTTCTACCTTAGCAGCATAACCTCTTAATTGTACCCTTGGTTTGTCTCTTACAGACCCTTTTCTGGATGCTGCTAGACCTCTTAGAGTTCTACTTTGTCTTTCTTCTCTTTTCTTTCTGTCCGAGTCTGACTCATCACGTTTGTGCTTGATATAAGGACGGTCAGCACCTCTCTCTGCTGCTGCAATGGTCTTATCTACACTACCAGAACGCTTGTATGCCTTTGAACGTGCTGCAAGTTCCTTGCGGGTTGCAGTCTCACCTTCTTTGCCGAGTTCCTTACGCATTCTAGTTGCTTCATCGAGTTCAAACTCTTCATTATACTCTTTGTTCTTAACTGCTGCGATTGCCTCTGCTTTGGACATTCCAGAAGCCATCATTCTTGCAATCTGAACATCTGCGAAGTCATTATCGCCATCTTGGTCTTGGTCTTTTTTCTTTGCTTCATAGATTGAAGCATAAGCACCTGCAATATCTCTGATAGTTTTTGCAGAAGGCCACTCATAGGATGACATTACCGCTCCTGGTTTTTTGATTGGAGTAGTTGGTTTTGATGCTAATGCCCCAGTTCCAGTTAGGTTCTTTCCTGCTGTAGCAGTTGCTGCTGCAGTCTTAGCAACTTGGTCGGGAGCATTTCCAGTCTGATAACCAAAAGTTCTTTGCATCAAAGGATTTGGTGTCTTTGGTTTGATTGAATCCGGACCAGCTGCTTTTGTTCCTGGTGCAGGAGTTGCTGGTTTTGCTGCTGCAGGAGCAACTTTTGCTGCCCCTGGTGCAGCTGGTTTTGCTGCTGGAGAGGTTGCTGCTGGTTTTGCTGCTGGTGTAGTGTCTCCAGGGTTTAGTCCTGCTGGTTTTGGAGCAGTCGATGTTGCTCTTGTTGCTGCCATTCCCTTCTGCTGAATCTGCTGTCTAGTTAGACCACCTTTTGCTGCAGCATCTCCACCACCTGCTCTATATGCAGCATCTCCTCCTCTACCTTTATCTGCTGCAACTGCTTGGTATCTAGAAGAACCACCTCTGACATTTCTACCCGATGAAGGAAGAGTTGGTGCTTGTGCTCTTTGAACGTTTTGTCTTTCTCTTGCTGCTTGCTGCCTTTGTCTCATTACTGGTCCAGGAGCACGCTGCTCATCAATATAATCTTCACTGAGATATTCACCAGAATTTGATGAATAAACACTCTCATATAAACCTACTAAAGCATCCAAGTCTTCTTTTTTCATCTTTCTTTGGGTATTGAAAAGTACTTTTCTTAATATTATTTATTCTTTATTTATCTTCATCGGAATTCCAAATTCCTTTTATACCAATCTCTCCACCC